GAGCGAGCACAGGAAACTAAAGATGCGATCACCAAAATTGAAAATGAAATTGCTAATGCGAAAACTAAGGTCGAAGCACAAAATGCAATTATTAAAACTATCTCGGATGCGAAAGCAGATAATATTAGATCCATCGAAGAGAAAATCGCTACAAGCACTAAAGAGGTTGAGCGAAACCAGTCAGAGATTGATGTCCTTGTCGGAGAAATTACAGTACTTAAAGATAAGATTAAAAACCAGGACAAAGTTAACGAAGACCTCGAGAAAGCAAATAAACTCCAACAACGACTGTTACAAAAAGTCGAAACTTGCGAGCACAATATGGACTTTTTTAATGAACATGAAATATGTCCAAGTTGTAACCAAGATATCACAGAGGAATACAAGCAGACCATTATCAAAGATCTTAATGAGAAGTTGTCAGAACAAAACGATAAAGTTACTGAACTCAACACAGTCCTCACCAAACTTAAAGAAAAATTATCTGAAATTAATGAAACGATACAGAGGATTGCCGATAAGAACATTGAACTATCTACAAAGAACTCATCGATTACCTTACTCAATCGTCAGATCTCAGAACTTGAAACTGAGTCCCAAAAGATTAAATCTGACACAACTAACATCGATGAAGAGAAGTCCAAATTAAAACAACTCGCTGAAGATGCGATGGAGAAGATCAAAAGCAAAACAACTTTACAAGAGCAAAGAAATATTGAAGAAGTCGCTTCAGTTCTATTAAAAGATACTGGTATTAAAACTGCAATCATTCGTGAGTATCTACCTGCCATGAATAAGTTAATTAATAAGTATCTGAACGCAATGGATACTTATATTCACTTTGAACTTGATGAAGCATTTAATGAAGTTATCAAGTCAAGACATCGTGATGAATTTACTTACGCAAGTTTTTCTGAGGGTGAGAAGATGCGTATTGACTTAGCAATTCTATTTACTTGGCGACAGATTGCAAAAATGAAAAACTCTGTCAATACAAATCTACTATTGCTTGATGAGATTTTTGATTCCTCGCTTGACACAGCTGGAACTGATTACTTCTTAAACCTGATGAATCAGTTCGGCGAGAAGAGTAATATTTTTGTTATCTCCCATAAAGGCGACCAACTCTTTGATAAGTTTAGGTCGGTTATTAAGTTCGAGAAACGCAACGACTTCAGCGTTATTGCCTAAAACCCTACGTCCTGTAGGGTTATTTTTTTCCAATAAAATCAATGACTTAGAGTAGGACTTTACAAATATTCAAAATTCGGGCATAATTCTACTATAGATTGGAGAATTATATGTGGACTGATTTTACCGATTTTGAACTTGTAGTACTGGCTGGTAAATATGGTGTATCCGATGAGTTAGTTTTCAGCGACGATCTTCGTTTGGTGAATCGCAAAGAAATTGAAAACCTACTTACTCTTGTTGAATTTGAATTTGCTTATGGAGAATAAATAATGGAAATGCGTGCATCGGATCTTTCTGCTCGACTTCTTGCAACTGAAAATCTATCAGTTGTCCGTGCAAGAACTCGCACTGCATCTTTCGATATCAAGAGTCGTGTGTTGACTCTACCGATGTGGAAAGAAATGACCCCTGATATTGAAGATATGCTTATCGGTCACGAAGTTGGTCATGCTCTTTATACAACCGAAGAGTATATGACTCCTATCGAACAAAACCCCAAACTTAAAGGTTACCTAAACATTCTCGAGGATGTTCGCATCGAGAAACTAATCAAACGCAAGTATCCTGGTCTACGTAAACGTATGAGTGATGGATACAAGCAACTCAATGAACGTGACTTCTTTGGTGTCAGAGCATTGCAATCGCTAGATACTTTGTTGCTCATCGATCGAATCAATCTATACTTTAAAGCAGGTTATTTCTGTGGAGTGAAATTCTCTCCACAAGAGAAACTATTTGTTGAACGTGCAGAACGCACTGAAACGATTGAAGATGTTATTGCTTTGGCTAACGATGTTTACGAATACTCCAAGAAAGACGTGGAAGAACGTAAGAAACAAATGCAAATGCAATACGGAGACGAAGAGGATTCAGAAGACGAAGATCCTATCGAATCAGATTTTGATATTGATTATGATGAGAACTTTGACGAACTAGAAGATGAAGAACTCGAAGAACTCAGATCAATGATGAAAGATCGTGCTGGTAAACAGAATGATGAAAAAGCTGAGCAAGAAGATGATTTGGAGTCAAAGACAGATCGTTATTTTGCTGACAAATTGAGTGAGTTGGCAGACAACGACACTGAATACAATTACTGGAAATTTGACACCGAATATATGGATCCAGTGTTAGTTCCATTCAAAACTGTTTTGGCAGAAACCAAAAGTCCAGAGCAGTGGCTAATGGATGATTCTAATGATATTCAATCAAATCGTATGCGTCATTGGGATCAAAGTTCTATCGACCACGTGGAGAAACAAAACAAGAAAGAATTTGACCAATTCAAAATTGATTCCGTGCGTGCAGTAAACTATCTTGTAAAAGAGTTCGAGATGCGTAAGAGTGCTACTCTTTACAAACGTGCTCGAGTATCCAAAGTTGGTTCTCTCGATATGAAACAGGTTTATGCATATAAACTTAGAGATGATATTTTTAAACGTGTTATGACCATACCGCAAGGTAAAAACCATGGCATGATTATGTTGCTTGATTGGTCGGGTTCCATGTGCGATGTGTTACAGGATACATTAAAGCAAGTTATCAATCTTGCCATGTTCTGCAATCGTGCTCAAATCCCTTATCGTGTTTTGGCTTTCACAACTTCTTATAGCGAAACTTATCGTAATAAAATTACGTCTGAGGAACAATTGACCCAAAGACGTACCTATGAACACGAGTTTAGGGAGAACAAAAAACAGAAACATCAAGATGCCAATATTATTGATGCGTCAAGTAATTTTAATCTTCTTGAATTGTTTAGCAACAAAATGACTACTAGCGAGTTTAACTCTATGGCTCGTCGCCTGTTGCACTTTAAGTTTCAGTGGAATGAAGGATATTCAACAAGTGGCACTCCATTGAACGAAGCATTGGTGTGGTGCTATGAGAATATCGGCTCTTATATTAAAAACAATAATATTGAAAAGATGACTCTTATTACTCTTACCGATGGCGAGGGTCATAGTCTGTCGCCCAATTATCATCGTGGATTGGATGATCATCGTACTCATATCGATGGTGCTGAGTATAAGCGTATTAAACAGAAACATTTTATTCGTGATGAGCAGACTAAGAAAACATATGAGTTCTCAAGATATGGTAATCAACAAACTGAAGTTCTCTTGAGAATGATTAAGGATCGTTACAATCTTGCTTTGTTAGGTTTCCATATCTGCAACAATCATCGCAGAGATTTGAATTCTGCTATCGGTGCAAATATTCCTGGATTCAGGGGAGATACTTATTCTCTGATTGAATCTTGGAGGAAAGATTTCCGTAGTCAGGGATTTGCTTCTATCAAGAATACAGGTCGTGACGATTTGTTCTTGATCCCGCAATCTTCTACGAAAATCGTGGAGGGAGAGTTGGATGTTAACCCAGAAGCCAATGCTAAGAATATTGCAAAAACTTTCGGTAAGTACTTGAATACCAAGAAAACTAGCCGAGTATTGCTGAATAACTTTATTGGATATGTTGCATAACCCTACATTTTGCAAGGGTTTCCTGGAACCCTCTATTTCAGAGGGTTTTTGGGGCTTTACAATAATTCAAAAATAGGGTATAATTTTATTATAGAATGAAAATTCTTGGTGTGTTGTTTCAATTTTATTATGACTGGAGTGAAAGATGGCAAAAATTACTGAGCAACAAAAAGCATTCTTCGAAGATAAACTCTTTGAGATGTTTCCTGATGTTAAAACTTCTGGTACTGTGACACGTAAGCAGTTGCTCGAAGTTCGTAGCAAAAACAAAATCGACTACCATCCTCTTTGGCTGATGCAAGATGTAATCGGTCGTGGGTTGTATTCTATCAATGGTGGTAAACCTGCAGTAGCAGTTGTGGGTAATACCGTAGTTAAAACCAAACCAGAACCTGAAGAATCTTTTGTTGTGGACTATTCAAATACTAAAGCACTAATCCCTAAGAAGGACAATAACTTTGTTCCCTTTGGTAATTACTCAGACTTGGAAGTTATCATTAAGTCAGGTATTTTCTATCCTGCATACATTAGTGGTCCAACTGGTAATGGTAAGTCAACCATGGTTGAACAAATTTGTGCCAAGTATAAGAAACCTTTGATTCGTGTTAACCTAAACATGATGACTGACGAAGAGCAACTTATTGGCTCCAAAACTTTGGAGAATGGTAACGTACAAATTGTTGAAGGACCAGTTCTGATTGCTATGCGTACTGGTACGACTCTGTTGCTTGATGAGATCGATGCTGGCTCTGCCAATACTTTGCTGTGTTTGCAGCCGATCCTCGAGGGTAAACCTTATTACTTCAAACTCAAGAATGAGATGATTGTTCCTGCTGATGGATTCAATGTTATTGCAACAGCGAATACTAAGGGTAAGGGTTCAGACGATGGTCGTTACATCGGTACTAACATTCTGAACGAAGCATTCTTGGAGCGATTTGCTGTTACTTTTGAGCAAGAATATCCTGCTGCAAAAGTAGAAATTAAAATTATCAAGAATCTCATGGAAACTTATTCGTGTATTGACGAAGAGTTTGCAGAGACACTCGTTAAGTGGGCAGATGCAATCCGTCGCACTTTCGAGGATGGTGGTGTGGATGAAACCATTACGACTCGTCGTATGATTCACATCGTTCGTGCGTTTGCGATTTTCAAGAATCGTCAGAAAGCAGTTGAACTCTGTTGCAATCGTTTCGATGCTGCAACTAAAGCTGCATTTATTGACCTTTATGATAAAGTTGCAAACCCGCAACCAGAACCTGTAGTAGAGCAAGCACCAGTTGTGCAAGAACCTACTCAGGAAGTTCCATTTTAATTTGACAAATAATGGGTTTTAGTGTATAATTGTTTTTGTAGTTGATTATTAACTTTGAAAGGTGTATATATTATGAAAAAGTTTGCAGATCTGTCTAAAGCACAAAAAGCATTTTGCGTGCGTATTCTGGATGTTTGTCCGCAGTATAAAACTAAGAAAGATCTTACTTGGAAAGAGTTGCTTGCTGGTTACTTTCTTCTGAAAGAACAGCGTGGCTCTACTGGTGAGAAACTCGGTTTCCCTATGTGGCTTCAGAAAACTAACATCGTTGGACGTGGTACTTATCAAATGCCATGGCCATCTGAGAAAGAACTTTCTGAGTATGTTGCTGCCAAGTCTGCTCCTAAAGCAGTGAAAGTGAAACAACCTAAAGTTGTTAAGGTTAAAACCCCTAAAGCAACTGCTCCTAAGAAAACTCGTTTGGAGCAAATTGTTGATGAGTCACCTACTCACGATCAAGATGTTGAAGATTTCAATGCAATCTTGCGTGAGAATGGTATCGAAGTTTAATCTTCTAGTTTCCAGTCGGGGAAGAGGTAATGCCATCACCTCCCCCGATCTTTTTTATTGATGGCGATTAATTATGGAGATATTTTATAATGTCTAAACAAGATCTACTTTTGAAGCATTTGAAGAACGGTAAGGTATTTACTGCCAAGCAGATTACTGCATCTTTTGGTATTGCACATCCTGCTAGCACAATCCGTAATCTGCGTGAGCAAGGTTATTGTGTTTACGCAAATGACGCAGTTGTGAATGGCTCTAAAGTTGTTAAGTACCGTATGGGTCAACCTTCACGTCGTATGATTAGTTTGGCTGCTCGTATTTCAGGTTCCAACTTATTCACACGTGGTTAATCAGAGTCGTATCTCCACAGGACAAGTGCGTCCTTTCGCTGAGCAGACTTTAAACTAAAGAGCGATAAATCGATGCAGTCGACATTTGCTGGTTTGAGACTATAAAATGATAAACCAGCACTAATTTTTGTAGTGGAGATATAATGGCAACTAAAGAAGAAGTTAAAAAATCCCAAAACGCCACTACAGGTGGTCGTAAATTTGATGGTGGCAAACTACAATATGGTTTGATTCCACCTTTGGCATTAAAAGCAACTGTAGAGATTCTAACATTTGGTGCGGAGAAATACGAACCAGATAATTGGAAACATGTTCCAGATTCTAAGCGTAGATATTTTGATGCAATGCAAAGACATCTCTGGGCATGGAAAGAGGGAGAGCAAAACGATCCCGAAACTGGAAAGAATCACTTGGCGCATGCAATGTGTTGCTTGATGTTCTTATATGAACACGATGTGAAATATTCTAAAGATGAAAAATAATTTTACTTTTATGTATTTTGAGAGTAAAATAAGAATACATAGTTATGTTACATTTGAATAGGAGAAACAATGAAGTTATCTAAAGAAACAGTTGCAGTAATTAAAAACTTTGCTGGTATTAACAGCAACCTGTTGTTGAAGCAAGGTAATAAACTTGCAACAATCTCATCGCAGAAAAATGTGATGGCTGACACGACAGTGGCAGAAACATTCCCTGACTTTGGTATCTACGATCTCAATGAGTTCTTGGGTGCCATGTCTTTGTTTGAAGATCCTGAACTTGAATTCAGCGATAAGTATGTGACTATCAAACAAGGTAAGAGTACTATCAAATACTTCGCTGCATCACCTGAAGTATTGACTGCTCCACAAAAGGCGATTACATTCCCTGAAGCAGAAATCAATTTTAAACTAACTGCGACTCAGTTGGATATGATTCGCAAGACTGCTGGCGTTCTTCGTAGCGAAGACTTGTCTATTATTGGTGACGGATCATCTATCACTGCAGTCGTTGGTGACAAGAAGAATTCTACAGCAAACTCTTTTAATGAGAGCGTTGGAACTACAAACAAAACTTTCAAAGCAAACTTGAAAGTTGAGAACCTAAAGATGCTTCCTGGCGATTATGATGTGAGCATTTCTTCCAAGAAGATCTCTCGCTTCAAAGGTGCTGGAGATTTGGTTTATTATGTTGCTGTTGAAGCAGACTCAACATTTGAGTGAGTTATTGATGAAAAGAACGGATATATTTACATATCCAATTTGGCAGTGGGATAATTTGGCAATAGACAATTCTAAAGTTGCCAACCATGCATATACACTTAGAACTAAAGACCCCGAATATAGAAATCCAGAGGGACATTCTAAATATACGCTAAAGTGGAAAAGTTTTAATTTAACAAATAAAGACTTTTTACCATTTCCAGAAACTGCAAAACTAATGAAGATGGTTTTTGATTTAGTGAACCCATGCTTTAAAGAATTAAACCCCAGACCGACAGTTAATCTTGTTGTTGATTCTGTTTGGTTTAACATTTATCCACCTGGATCTCATCTAGAAAGTCATCCACATCCTGGCAATGTTTTATCTGGAACATATTATGTTAAAGCCAAACCTGAGTGTGGTGACTTAGTATATTTCACTCCAGATGTTAGTACATATTATAATTTTGCAGCCAAGTATTTTCAAGATCGAAATAACATAACTGCAGTTAAACATTATGTGCCACCAGTTGAACATTCTTTGGTAGTAGCTCCATCAAATATACAGCATGCAGTTAAAGAAAATAGATCAGATGATGATAGAATTTCTTTCACTTTTAATTTAAAGGTTATTGACTTACATACCCATACACCAAACGACAGATATTTTTGATATTTAATTTTGTTATAAGGAATTTATTATGATTGAATCACGTGATGATTTGTTTCTGTGGGTAGAGAAGTATCGTCCGCAAAAAATTGATGATTGTGTTCTCCCTGAATCGTTGAAACAGACATTCAGGGAATATGTATCTAAAGGACAGCTACCAACTTTCTTGTTTTGCGGAACAGCTGGTGTTGGTAAAACCACCATTGCTAAAGCACTTTGTAATGAAGTTGGAGCTGACTATATTATGATTAACGGATCTGATGAAGGTCGTTCCATTGATACTCTGCGAACCACAATCAAGAACTTTGCGTCTACAGTTTCTTTGACTGATGCCAAAAAGGTAGTTATCGTTGACGAAGCAGACTATATGAATGCTGAGTCCGTGCAGCCAGCTTTACGTAACTTTATTGAGCAGTTCTCTGGCAACTGTTCTTTTATATTCACCTGTAACTTCAAAAATCGAATTATTGAACCCCTACATTCTCGTTGTGCGGTAGTTGAGTTTAAGATCGATTCCAAAGATAAGCAGGAGATCGCAGCTACATTCTTTAAGCGTGCAGCACAGATCCTTAAACAAGAGAATATTGAGTTCGACCCAAAGGTAGTATCAGAACTCATCATTAAACACTTCCCTGATTATCGTCGTATCCTAAACGAACTACAGCGTTATTCTGTTTCAGGTAAGATTGATTCGGGCATCCTTATTAATGCCAGTGCAGAATCCTACAAACAACTCATCAAAGATATGAAAGAAAAGAACTTTGGTGAAGTCCGTAAGTGGGTCGGTAAGAATAGTGAACTGGGAACAGCACCACTATTCCGTGAGTTATATGATAATGCAATTGTCAATATGCAAGAAGTTAGTATTCCACAACTTGTTCTCATTTTGGCAGATTATCAATACAAAGCAGCATTCGTAGCAGACCAAGAAATAAATATAATGGCAGCACTGACTGAGATTATGGCTCAGTGCAAATTTAAGTAAAGGTATGCTATATGGATCTATTACTACTAATAATTGTTGCTATGGTTTTCGCACGTATTGGATGGTCTCTAAGAGAGTTACATGCAATACAACAAATAAACAAACTCAAAGAAGATGAACCTGAAATAACAAAGCATTTTGAAACTGAATTGGAAGAAATTAAAAAGAAATATCTTCCTATTAAAATTGAGAAGGTAGAACACGGATATTTTGTATATTCAATTCCCGACAATACATTTATGGCTCAGGGAACTACTCGCAAAGAACTAGAAGAAAATTTGGATAAAAGATATCCAGGTAAAAGGTTTGCTGCGACTCCTGATAATTTGAAAGAAGTCGGGTTTGATTCATGAGTCCATTTGATTATATTAATGCAATAAATTTTACGAAGCAGAACCTATTTGAAGATCCCCAAGCACATAAGGATTATAATGCTTGGATCGTCAATAAAGGGTTATCTTATTTTCCAGATACCCTATTGTATGCCAACGAAATGAATCGCCATTATGGGATTCCAAAGAACTGGCAATTTTCGTTTTTACTAAATAGTATTACTAAGAAAAAAAGGTTCAGCAAATGGTCAAAGAAAGAAACCATTTCTGAGTCTTTGCTTTTAGTTAAAGATTACTATGGTTATTCAAACGAAAAGGCTAAGCAAGCATTGGCTTTGTTGTCTGAAGAGCAGTTGGCTATGATAGAACAAAAATTATACAAAGGTGGAAAATAATGACTGTCGAGATGATTTACTACGACTGGACGCCAGAGTCCATGCTTGAAGTGACTTTACCAGAACCAGATAACTTTTTAAAGGTTCGTGAGACACTTACCCGCATCGGGATCGCTTCCAGAAAAGAAAAGAAATTATATCAATCCTGCCACATTCTACATAAGCAGGGTAGATACTTTATCGTTCACTTCAAAGAACTATTTGCTTTGGATGGTAAAGAATCGAATATCACTTCTGGTGATATTGAGAGAAGGAATGCTATCGCATCTCTTTTGGAAGATTGGGAATTGTTAAAGATTTTACATTCTTCAAAAGCAGATCCTAAAGCATCTCTGTCTCAAATTAAAGTGGTCTCTTATAAAGAGAAAGATGAATGGGAATTAGTCCCTAAATATAACATTGGTAAGAAGGTAAAATAACATGATTAAACTTGAACTAACTGTTGACGAATGTAACATGATTCTTCGTGTTCTTGGGAAACACCCATTTGAAGAAGTCGTTGCTCTAATTAGTAAAATTAAAGCACAAGGTGAGCCACAAGTA